GCGGCCCCGTTGACGTCCTGCGGCTTGCCCTCAAATGAGATAGAAAGCCCGAATGCTTCGGGTGTTTTGGTGGCCAACTCGAGGATGAAGTCTCGGCGTGGAGAGGTCTGGAACAGTTGGAGATCCGCGAGCACTTTCTCGTCCTCGACACGGAAGTTGACGAGACGACCGACAATCTCCTCCACGCCTGATTCGTGGCCAACCTTCACCTTGATTCCACTCTTGGCTGAGTTGCCGCATTTGACGACCTGCGAGAGTGTCGTTTCGTCGATGAGGAGACCGTGCCCCTTGGCCACCCCGAGGGTGATGACCGAGACGCCAAAGATGGTGTCAGCGTCGATGCTCGCGGGAGAGAGGGATTGGAAGGAGATCGTCTTCATTTGCTCATGCGGGTTTGAAGTTTGCGCTTGTTGGCGTAATAGGCCCGAATCGCTGCGATAGCATCCTCGCGAGTCTTGTGGTGCGACACAACTGATTCTTGCCCCGGGAAGACTTTTACCTTGGCCCAGCCTGTCGGCGTTTTTCGGATTGCGTATGGCATCAAGCGGTCTTGTTGAGTCTCTCGACGATTCGGTTGGCCCATGCTTGGCCAGCATCCCCGCCCCATCCATCCCAAGCCTGACGACCCTTCCCATACTCGTCCCACGTCGAACCCTGCTTGTCCACTTCGTGACGGTCGAAATAGGCCTTCATCCTCCGAATGGTGTCGGCTGAGACTGGTCGCCCGTTGGCCAAGTCTCGAGCCCGAGCGATGCCGACCGGAGTCATACCGCGTTGAGATGCGGGTTTCTTCGCCCGCTCGCGGAGTGCGCGAGCGGCTGCTGCACGAACGGCTTGAGGTGGCTCAAATGAATCCTCAGCAAACTGCGTGGATTCTTCGGCGGAACTGAACGCCGGTGGCGCGTTTTGAGCCTGAGCCAACACCAAAGGGTCTTCGACTCCTGCGGCCTCAAAGATTTCCTTCCTGCGTCGAACTTCGTTTGCCGCTTGCACGAATGCCTCTTCCCAGTCTTCTCCCTTGCTCGCGTAGTACTCAGCAAACGTAGTCGCCCCGTGGCGGAGTTCTGCCAGTTCTGCGGTCGTTTCCCTTCCGATGTCGGTGGATGGCCACGGAGGAAACTGCCACCGGTGAGCCCTCCACTGTGGCGACTGCGGGATGTCACCGTTGGAGATACCGAACGCGATGACAGCCTCGATGATCGGATCGAGGATGCGATTGGTCAGAATCATCTGGTACCGACTGCATACGCGAGCGGCTTGCTGCGAGTCGAGTCTGGCGGTCACCCCTCCGAGGTTGCTTGAATCGATGAAGAATCCGTAAGGGAGACCCAAAGCATCAGCAAGATGACGTTGAAGCGATTGCAGGAAGCCCGTGAATGTCACGCTGGGACGGTTGCTCATGAACCCAGTGACATCTTCACCGGGCTTGAGGTAGTGGATGGTGCCCGGTTTGATGCGTTCGATGGATTCTCCGGTGATCGTCTGCTCGTCCCATCCCAGACCCTCGCCCGATGGAGTCCTGACAACTCCCGTCTGCTGACTCGCCCATTTGACTGCGTCCTTCTCTCCCGCGAGGATTTCGACGATGTCTTTGCAGGTTGCGATGGCGGGGGCGAAGGCCGACACGCCACGGTAGGAGTCATGACGTTGCGGGTCGAACAAGTGAAGACATCGCTCGGCTGGAACCTCCTGTTCATCGACATAGGACGCCCCCATGCTGCGACGTGTGATCTGGTACGCCACTGGTCGGCCTGACTTTGCGTCGATGCGGATGCCTCCGATGAGGTCGTCGGCCACGGTCGAGTGGTACGGGTTGCCGATGCGGTCGGCCTCGATTAGCTGGAGACGCGGCCCGTCCTCGGTGAGGCTTTTGACGAGGAGACAGTCACCGTCCCGCACGAACGAGACGAAAGCCAACTGCATCAAACTGAGGAAGTCGAACCGGCCTGAGAAGTCAGCACGCTTACACCAGTCGGCAAAGTAGGTTTCGTAAGCGGAGTTGATTTCGGGGTCGCTCGTCCTCGCTTGGTAGCGGAGTGAACCGATGGTGTACAACGTCAGCTTGCGGAGGATGCCAGAGACAAGCGGGTGGTTGTTCTCGAGGTCGCGAGCTTCCCAGATCAGTTGCACTCGGCCTCTGTTTGTCGAAGCTGACTCCGCATGGTTTGAGTAGTTCGAGGGTGTTTGCGCTCGGCTCTCGGTCGGTTCAGCACCTTCCCAGCGGAAAGCCCGAACGGCATTGCGGATGCGGCGGATGAGTTTCATCGGAAGGATGCTCGCACGCGGTTTCGAGGAGTCGAGCGTGAGCGTTCGGTGACGATCTGCGCGCACGCTGCCAGCTCTTTGGCAATCTGCAAGCGGTCGCGTTGGGAGGATGTTCCGGCTGACGACACCGAGGTGTACGGATCGGCAAACTCAGCCTTGAGCCTTGCGTATGCCTCCGCCAGTTCCGAAGCGGTCATCGCTCGGAAAATCCCCTGATAGTCGATTTCGTCAGCCATCACTCTTCTCGGTCTCATCAACCGTCCCGCCCAGAATCTTCGTTGCGAGTGCCGCGAGCGTCTGAAGCACCTCACAATCGAATAAGTGGTTGTCCTTCCGAATCTGCTTCCAAACGTGGCTGACCCTGCCATGAGCGTCCACTCTTTCCTCTCGTCGTTCGGCGGTCACCTGCGCGAGATAGATTTCTCCGGCCTCACGCGAGAACTCCCACGCTGGACCCTTGCCTGACATGAGGTGAGCCAGTGCGTCCTTTAGCATAGGGTTCGAGAAGACGAGAAGGTTGATGGTCCGCTTTTGCCCTTGGCCCAGCATCGCATCGGCCTTGCTCCACATGAACGGCTTGCGAACACCGTTGACCATGTAGCCATTAACTGAGTCGTGACCTTTGCTGGCTTTCCACTTTCCGTCACGCTTTGCAATTTCAGTGTACACGGTTTGAGTGTCGAACCCGGAATCCATGATGACATCTCCCGATGCGATCGCGTACTTGGCCATGATTTCGTCCATAGATGACAAGCTGACTGCACTCCCAAAGTCGATGAGACGAGAGGTTCCCCCGGGGTGCCACTCTCGGACGACGAACCAGAGACCGTAGCTTTGCACGTCGATGGAGAGGAAGACTCGGCCTCCGCTGGTCTCCTTCAGTTTGTAGTCGCTACCCATCAACCCATCTCCGAACTGATTAGATTTAAGGTCGCTGACCCATGGCTCACCCATGGTCTCAGCCTTCCAAGTCTGCATTGGGATTTGGTTTCCGAACGTCATCTGACGACGGGCCACAAGAAACTCCTCGACGATGTCACGCCATCGAACCCATGGGGGAATGATGGACGACCAAGTGAATGACACCTTGTGCTTTGGGGCGATCAGGTTTTCCTTCTGCCACCGGCCAGCGTCAACGAGAGTTCGGCGCGTCACGGGGTCGTCGGTGTGGCCGTGACCGCACGTCGGACACTTGAGCCTGATGGTTTCAGCGAGTGGCTCGAACAGCCACTTCCCCTCTGATGTCTTGGTCCTCTCTGACTCTTCCCACTCGATGTGCTCCCATAGCGGCGAAAAGAACATCCCGCACGCTTGGCATGGCCACTCAAAACGACGCTGGTCTCCGTCGAGGAAGGATTGGTGAACCGCATCGTTCTCAAAGTGCGGAGTGGAGATCTGAACGATTTTGCTGTTCCACTGTGCTCGGACCCGCTTTTTGACCATCTCCAATGCTCCGGTCGGGTAGTTGCGGACCTCGTCGAGGATGAGCCAGCGAATCGGAACCGATTGAAGCTTCGACGGTGAGCCAGCTCCGCGAATCATCAGCGGCATCGAAGCGAAGTCGATGGTGCCCTTTCGCTTGCCTGACCTCTCCCTCGGCATCATTCGACGGATGCTTGGACACTCCATGAGTGTTGGGAGAAGACGAGTCTGCATGAAGTCTTCTGCCTCGTCTTGAGCAGCCAGCACCCACATTGCCGGTCCGGGGTCTTCGGCCATTGCCCAAGCAAGCATGACCATGACTGCTTGAGTCTTGCCCGACTGAGCAGCACACATCACTGAAACTTCACGAACTTCATTGTCCGCAAAGACTTCCATAATCTCACGGGTCCATGGTGCAGTCGATGATTTGAACCGACCCGGAAAGGCCGAAGTCTTATCAATCCACACATTATCCTCAGCCCATTGCCATGGGTGACGATACTCACGGACCGTGAAGATCTCTGATAGCGTCTCGAAAAACATAAAGTGACATCAGCTCGACGCTACAAGCTGATGTCAAAACGGGTTACCGTCGAGGGCTTCTTATCTTGCTTTTTGCTTTGTTGCGGTTTGGCGCACCACCTGTGCTCCGCACTCTTGGTGCGATTGAGGATCTTCCAGATGATGCGGCTCGACGCGCATTTCGCTGAGAACGTCCGCTTCTTCCTGATGATCTCCCGCGTGCAGATGACCTTTTTGATTTTGATGCCTTAGCCATACCTTTGCGGCTTTCATCAACCGTCATTTTGAGAAACGGGTTTCTCGTGCTCTCTGAGTGAAACTTGGAAGTGGAATCATCTTTGTTTGGGGAATCATTTTTGAAGCTGTTTCAACTGCTTCTGTGTTTTCGCTTCCACCGTATAAAAGAAGCGATTCAATCGAGATGCTGTCACAGATAAACTTGAGTCCCTTGAGTGAGTTCTGAATGTTTTTCCCAAGCGTTCGACATTGAAACGATGCAAGTTTCAACTGTTTCGGATACCCGGCAATCGCCGCTTCGTAACTTGATTTTTCAGACCACTTCAAAGATGGAATGATTTTCAAACCAGCTTCCTGCCAGTACCTTGCACACCATCTTGATCTGTAGATGTTCCAGAACTGAACGACCATCGGCATTTCCCACCACATTGAGAAGTCAGGTTCAAACAAGCCTTCAAACCCTTGTTGCTTAAACTTTTCGATTGCTGAAACAGCATCATTCCAAATGCTTTCAAAGCGTTGGTCATCAACATAAAACGCCTTCAAACATCGCATCCCCGGAACAGGTGCATTCGCGCCATGCAATGTAACCCAGAGTTTTTCAAACTGACCATCGCATCCTTTCTGACCAGCCCAAGTGTCATCTGGAATGGTTTCAAACAACATGTCTTCTCTGATGTCAGGCATCCCTAACCAGTTTGATGAAGAAAAGATTACATCCTCATTGAACTGATAGATGCTCGATGAAGCAGCCTGTGCAACGACTTCTTCTTCTTCTCCCTCTTGCTCTTCATTCTGAATCTCTTCCACAACTTCTTTGAACTCTTCGTCTGAGAACCCTGTCAGCAGGTGGTCGAGATCGCTTTCTTTGATGGCATCAAGTTCGACCCTAAGCATCTCCTGATCCCACCCTCCTCCGAGTTCTGCGAGCTTGTTGTCGGCCAGAATGTACGCCCTGCGCTGCGTCTCGGTCAGGTGCGAGAGTCGGATGACAGGCACCGACTCAAGACCTAGCTTGATGGCTGCCATGACCCGTCCATGCCCGGCGATGATGCCGTTGCTCTGGTCGATCAGCACCGGGTTATTGAAGCCGAACTCACGAATGCTTCCGGCGATCTTTGCGACCTGCTCTGGGTCGTGTTTCTTCGCGTTCCTCGCGTACGGTATCAGATCCGCCGGATGAATCTGTTCCAGCTTCGGTTGCGGCTTGTTCGTCTGCCCATCTTTGGATTTCGACATAGGTGCTCTTGATTGCGGATGTGATCTCAGCGGAGATTTGAGTTGGCGTCATTCCAGAAAGTCGGCCAGCAAGGGAGGGACCGATTCGGAGTTGAAGCCGTTTGCAAACGTCGAACGTCTGGTACAGCTTGGTGCGAATGTCATCAAGGTGCATCACTTCACCTCGTGCTTGTTCAAGTTGAAGTTCCAGAAGTTGGTTCCGAAGGTGAACCTGCCGAGCAGTCAGTCGGCTTTTGTCTAGGTCGTCCTCGTCATCAGATGCACCAGCTCCGTGCGCGGCCACCCACTCTTTCCATTCTTCGATCGGGTAAAACCCGGATGCATTCGCTTGTGGGGCTCCCCTTGCAATCCACTTTTTGCAAGCCATGCGTGTGACCCCAAAGATGCCACCCAACTCTGCAAGCGACTTTGCCCATGTTTTCGGCTTCTCCTCCTTGCCGGAAAAGTAGTTTTCAACTTGTTGCAACTGAGCGCGGGTCAACGGCTTGCCAGACTTCTGCCGCTCGATGAGAAGTCGAATGTTCTGCGCGGCGACCTTACCTAAAACGCCATCACTTTGTGTTTTCATTCTGTAAACCTAGCAAATCAAGTTTAGTCACGGCCTCCCCGAACCCGACCCTCCGGAGTCAGAAAACGGACAAAAAAAAGATTCCTTACTCGTTTTTGAGACACGAAACGTCGGTTTTCGTCGGTTTTCGGACACGTTTTGACAGTTTCACGCATTCGTCCTTTCGGTTGCTCTTTATACCTAAAGTCTCAACTAATAGTCTCTGCCTCTCCCGTCTGCCCCTCGCTCGTCGAGTGCAGAGCGGCTTGCAATGC